ACCCTCAGCCTTTAACGTCAGTTGGGAGTAAGCTCGTGCCCTTTAAAAGGAATCTGATTGATTTGTTATTCAAACAGTCCGATTATGAGCCTAGTATAGATCTATACAAGGCTCGTGCACGTGCTTTAGCTGCAAAATCAAAAGGAGTAGAGCGTTTAGCCTACCTGATCTTCGGTGTTGACAATATAGCGATCTGGGCTTATAGCCTCGATCCCTATCGTAAATACCGTTTATCATTAGGCCGTATCTCTACTTCTACTCGTTTTCGTCAGTTTCCGGCTGTTCGGTTTAGTGCACGTACTGCGCACCGAACTCAGAAGAATCGGTCTACTGATGTTACCGTATCGACCATCCCTGGTCAATCCGGCGAGTCGAGTAGTGAGTTCACCGCGGAGGCATCTGTGACACCATTGGCGCCACAAGATGCTATCTACGGTTTTATCCACGATACTTCCAAGAAAACCCGCAAGCCTGGCTTCGACCAAGGTGAATTTGAGCTTTATGTGCCCAAATTCACTGGTGTTGCCTCGAACTACGGCTATCCTGGAAATACCAATACGAGTACTTACACTGGTACCGGATACTTTGAAGAAATCCGGTATCATGAAGATATCTCGTATGGATTGAGCTCTCCTTCGATTTATCTGCCTAGTGTGGCCCATAACGCATGGTTATCTGATCTTAGAGCAACCACCCTCAGCTTTATGGCTGAGCGTGCTCCTGGTTTGGCGGCGAAGACTTTGCCGACTGCCAGGCGCTTTAAACTCATTTATAACGTTGCGGAACTTCGTGAGCTCCCCTTCTTACTTAGGGAGTCCACTAAGTTTTACAAGGATGTTCTCTCTCGCGATATCTCTATCAAGAAAGGCTCTGATGCCTATCTTGCATATCGATTCGGTTGGGAGTCCACCTGGCAAGCCATTCAGCAGTTGCTTCGTATCGTTCCGAATGTTAATAAAGAGATTAACAATCTCATCATACGGAACGGCAAAGCAACATCACTTCACTATGGCTATAGCTTTAGTGATCTGATGGGCAGCAGCCCCGCCTTCGCCACTGATGTCTCACCACACGACGAGTCAATTGGAGCGGGAATCTCTGTAGATTCCCACGACTCTGGGTTTATCAAGTGTACACTCAACGTGAACATTGATCTACCCCGTGTGGCTGTCCCCGTACTTGCCGAGAAGTTAGTAGCTCGTAAGTTCGGTGGTGACCTTCCTAGTCCTGTTGAAGTCCTTGACTTCATCCCATGGACTTGGCTAACTGACTACTTTAATCATGGGTTCGAGTATCTAAAAATTATAGATGCTATGAACTTTGATCAAAACACAGTCAATTATGGTTTTATCTCTCTTACAATGAGCGGTAAAGCCAAGGTCGACTTCACTGGTAAGACGACACTTACTGATATCGTTACTACCCTCCCGCCTTATGTCAGTACGACACAGGCGAGAGATAGAACAGCTGAGCGCTCTGCTCAGTTCGAGTACAAGTATCGTATTCGACGTTCTATTAGCGGTTTAGCTGACGTTAAGATACTCTCTGATGGCAAGAATCTTTCTGGCTATCAGAGTTCTATACTTGCTGCTCTCACTGGAAAGTATTCCAGTCGGGGCCGCAAGTAACTTATCTATGTAGCATCCTGCTATATAGTAACTTCCACCTTGGTGACCCTATGTCCATATCTGATCCTTTTGCAGTAGCAGCGTTCGGTGCTGTCCCGGCAACTAGCTGGGGCATCATCGCTCGCGATGGGTTCGGCTCAACTCGAGCCGATCTCACCAATGGCTACTTCATGAAAATCACCCACTCTGATCCAACCCAACCGGGTCAGAAGTTCGAGAAGCATTATCTGCAGGTTACCCAGCCCAAGGATGTGACCGATCCGGTTTCGGGTCTCGTGAAGCGTGTTGTTGCTTCCGTTTCCCTTTCCGTTTCGATCCCTTCGGCCGGCTGGACCTACTCGCAGAAGGTTGACTTTGTCAACCTCCTCGTTAATGCGCTCGCGGACGGTGATTTTTCGACAAATAGGTTCGTGACTTACGATACGTAAGTATCGCGAATCTCTTTGTATCTGAGCACTAGCGCAGTTACTTACTGCGCTAGTAGTATTAACCTTATGAAGGGGTTAACACCGTGGATATTGGTCAGATTCTCCAACTAATCGTTGATATTCTTATCACGACTGGTCTGGTTCATCTCCATAGCCGCACTCAGTAGATCAGATTTGGTTACATAGGACAGGACCGGGTCCCTTCTTTCGGAGGTTCCGTGAAAAGCCTGTGTAACACCATTTCCTGCCTCTTGATTGATTTCAAGAGGTTGGTACCTGACGTTAAGGGCTTAGACCGTGATTACGCGACGGTCTTGGCGCGCGTCGAACATGAGGGTACGGGCTTTTTAACCCGCACCTTACCTCTATTCGGAGCAGAGATTGATCTGTCTCTGTCTCTTGAGAGGTGGACTCAGTGCTCTTTTTTCGCAAGGAAAAAGGGCATGTCGCTCCCATCATTTCTGATAGGTTTGACAAGTCGTGTGTTCGACGAAAAGTCTGGGCTCTTGTTGGATAACCCATCCGTTGAGGCAGTTAAATGCCTTCGCGAATTTTGTTATCTATTCAAGAAGCTTGGTTTAACGGATGATCAGGATGAACATCTTGATCGTCGCGCTAAACTTGGTTTTTTCAAGTGCGACTCTGATATCTGTCTATCTGACAGGTATCTTAGCGCTCTTGAAGCTGTTTCTAGGGAAGTTCTTATCGACCTCGATGAGTTCGATAATCTCCCCTACAAGCATGGCCCAGGTGCCGTATCTGAGAAACTATCACCTAACCAGAAATGGTCCGGTGTTGTTTCGGGTCTCTTTGATTTTGACCCTCTGCTCGTCCATTCTGGCTTTGGAGTTGAAATTTTCAACGCCAAACAGAATGAGCCGAGTAGACCAGATATAGTTTTGGGAGATATTGCGAGACTTATCTCCGTGGCAAAGAATTCTTCGTCACGTAGAACAATAACTATTGAGCCCCTACTGAAACAGTACATTCAGCAAGGCCTCCATCGTCATTTAAAGCGTACTATACGCCATGACTTTGTCCTTAGTAATTGTCTCTCGCTTTCCGATCAGTCGAGAAATCAAAGGCTCGCACTGATCGGTTCCCTTACTGGCGAATATGCTACAATAGACCTTTCTTCTGCGAGTGATCGCCTCTCTCTTGAGGTTGTCACTGCAGTTTTTGGGCATCACCATCGGTTTTTATCGATGATGCTATTGTCTCGCGCAGAACGCGTGGACTTGTCCACTGTGTCGCTGCGCAAGTTCGCCGGTATGGGTAACGCCTTAACCTTTCCGGTACAGAGTGTAGTTTTCTCGCTAGTTGCGATGTCTGCTATACTCTCCGCTGAGGGTCAAACCCCGACGCTCCGGAACTTAAGACGCGTCTCCCATAGTATCCAAGTGTACGGTGATGATATCATCGTGCCTACTAGATACTACAGTCAGGTCGTGGAGTGGCTCGAATCTTTTGGTCTTGTTATCAACCAAAAGAAAAGCTTTCACAGGGGTAACTTCCGTGAGAGCTGTGGTGTAGATGCTTTTAAGGGTTACAATGTAACTCCTAAGTACTTACGCCACGAGCCATCTTTTACCTCAAACTCAGCCAAGGCGTTAGAAGCCCTTGTAGAGCTGTCAAACCACATGTGGGATGACTGTCTCTACACAACTTCGGAGTATCTTCGTGCAGCAGTTGAAAAGAGTATCCAATTCTCTTTACCTCTGGTTGGACGAAAATCCTCTTGTCTTGGTTGGCATACTCGTCGTGATGCGTATAATTTCAGTCGTTGGAATTATACTCTTCACAGGTTCGAAGTAAGGAGCCTAGTGGGTTCGCCTGTTTACAGGAAAGACCCTCTTGACGGGCATGCCGCTCTTATGAAGTCTTTATCGGTGCCATTACTTGGCAGGGATATCGGCCATCTTAAGAGGAGTCCTCGTAGACACTCATTGTGTCACAAGGTGAGGTGGGTGCGGGCATCGTGAGATGTCCGTTCTAGTGACCTAGTATTTACTAGGTCCCAGGGGAGCGGCCTTTGTTGTGAATTAAGTATGCTTTTATGGCTACTTCTTTTGCCACAAAGGTCATCACTTATCTTGTGGTCTCATTCATAGTTAGTTCTATAGCCTG